CTGCGGGCTGCTCTCTCAGCTTCCTTCTGTCTCTTCTTGAGAGCATCTATCTCAGCAGATACTTCCTGCTCGTTGAAGTCTTTGGCTACGAACTTATAGCCAACTCCCGATATACAAGCTGCCTTGATATTGACGCAGAAGAAGTGAGCGTAGTTCATCTTGTATAGCTTAACAAGATTCTCCAGAGGAAGTTCAGGCTTAACCAGATTGTCCCTGGTATACTTGAACTGCTTCTCCAGCTTAGCCACTTCTAGCTGCTTCGACTTCGATTGTGCTTCCTGTGGGACAGTTGGGGACTTCTCTTCCCCCATAAGACCACTGCCACCCTCAGCAAGCCCTTTCGCCATGGGTCGTGCTCCGACCCTCCT